CCTGGGTTGTCAGCGGATACTGCGCGGCCGTGTAGCTGCGCTCTGCTGGCTCAATCGCCGGGAATGCCATCAGTTCTGCAGCACGATGGTGGAGGCCGCCACCGAAAAGGTCGATGCCGAGCTGCTGAGCGTGGCACCGAAATCGTTGTAGGCCAGCAGCTCATCAGCGGAGCTGGCCCCGCCCCTGGATTTGTAATAGACGGCACCCCGGGCTGAGATGGTGCTGGTGGCCCAGCTGACCGCGCCCAGCTGCACGTTGAGCCGATCGTTGGCGGTGTCCTTGGTGATCGTCACCGTGCAGGTGGTGCCGCCGGCGGTGTAGCCGGTGCCGCTGGCCTCGTTGGTGATAGAGGAGCGCTTGAGATGCGTATCTTTGTTGGGCGTGTAGGTGCTGGTGACCAGCATTGCCTTGAAGGTGTCCGTGTCGAGGTCGATGGCGCCACGGGCCAGGTCCTCAAAAAACGAGTTGTAAATCAGGGAAGCCATGCGCTATCGGTCAATGGGTCAGGCTAGACAGCCCGACTGATCAGATCGATGCAGCGCCAGGGGTGAAGCTGACGGCTGTGGTCAGGTTGGCCCCGGCGGCAATCGTCGTCGCAGGGTAGAAGTTGGCCACAGCCGCCAGGTAGAAGCCGGCCGCCATGACGTTCTCGGCGATGGCTGACTCCAGTTCAACCGAAACATCGTGCATCGGCCCGCAGAAGTCGGCGATCTCCGGCGGCTTGGCATAGCGCCACTGATAACCGGCCTGGGTGAAGTCGCCAGCAGTGAATCCTGAAAGCACTTCGGATGGAATCGAGAAGGCCAGATAATCGCCCTGCTGCCCCTGGTAGTGCGTGAGGATTGACAGCATGTCGGCCTCGCTGAGCTTCACGAACGACAGCCGCAGCGAACCAGCGACCATGGCGCTGGAGTGGCCTACCCGGCTTTGCTGGCCGCCGATGGCCTGCAGGGTGGAATGCTGCGGGCTGGCGGGCGTGAATGTCCGGGTGGCGGGTGAGAGCGCGGGGAAGCTGGTCATGACAGAGGCACCACGGAGACTGACATCTTGCCATTTGTGATGTTCGCAATTCCGTAAATAAATCCTTGAGGCGGAAAAGTTATATAAGCCGAAGAGTTGCTGCCGTAAGCAGAAGCAGGGCCCTTAAAGAAAAATACTCCGTTGTAATACTGCTTTCCGCATACATAAAGATCGTTGCCAAATACATGCCAAATAACTTCACCCGGAAGCGTTGTCAATCTTCCATAGAAATTATCGCCTCCAACAACTTCGGGAATGGTTGGCACATCGCAGCTCGGCGGACCATATTGATAATCGCCCGTAAACGTGAAGGTCCACTGATGCGCCTTTGCCGGATCCAGTCCAGCAATCGGCCCCTTGTACGGCACCCGCTTCGGCACGGGATCACCAGGGCATGTGATGTCCGCCCCCACCCCGTAACCCACGATCGTTCCATTCGCCGCCAGCTGCAGGGCCTGGCCGCTGCCGAGCAACTCAAGCGGGATGATCCGATTGCCCTGCCCATCTGTCTTGTACCAGAGGGTGGTCCCGCCGGTGCAGACTTCGGGCGCCCGCAGCGTGTTCCCCTCCACCGGATTGCCGCTGATGCTGGCGCCGGCAAGATCCTCGTAGCCCTGGTCCAGGAAATCGGACGGATTCTCCGTCTCGGGCCAGCTGCCGTAGTCGCCCGTGAAGCCAGGCCCCGGGTCTGAGGGCAGCTGCACTGGCTCATCGATCGCGGCGGCGTCAGTGAAGGTCTCAGCCGGCGCCGTGGTGTCACTGGAGCTATTCACGTCACAGCTGACGCCGGTGCGGTTGCTGGTCAGCAGAATGCCATTCCCAACCGCCGCGGCCACATCCAGAGCAATTACTGACCGGCGCTGAGAATCAACCGGGAAATGGGTGGCTTCGATGCTTACATCTCCGCTCTGAGCCTTGGTGATCCGGTTGATCTCGTAGAGGTAGTCATGGAAGCCCAGGTTCGTGAAGCTGGTCTCGCGCCGCAGCCGCAGCCGCACGATGCTGCCTTCACTTGCCAGGGTGCTGAACGCTTCCGGCCGGCTGGTGAACCTGACCGAGTGGGTGACATAGCGGCGCCGGGCTCTGATGAATGCTGCAGCCTTGACTGCGTGATTCTCTCGGGTGCAGAACGGGCTGAGGTCGTGCTGCTCAAAGGGACCGCTGGCGGCCTCATCCTCGTAGCGCACCTCTGACGTGCGGATGATGCCGAAATCGTCGGTGAGCTGTTGGCGCCAGATGGCCTTCACCGCAAACGGCTTCCGGTCGCTCAGCGGGACGTAGCTGATCTCCAGGCTGCTGGGGAGGATGTGATCCTCGGTGAAGGTGAACACCGGAGCCAGCGGCCCGGTGTTGATGGTGCCGTCGGCATTGGCCGGCAGCAGCGGCCGCAAGCCCCGCTTGCCGCCCACCCTGGTTTCGGTGAGCAGGAAGTACGGCGCCCACTGAGCCAGCAGGTCGCCGAGGTTCTGGCTGTCGGTGATGTTGCAATCGCAGGCGAAGCCGTTGGCTGCCAGGAAGGTGGCGGCCTTGAGCAGCGCCGCTGCATCGATCATCGATGCGGGCAGCTTCGCGCAGGTCTCCAGCGACCACCGCACCAGATCGGCAAAGTTGTTGCTGCTGCCGGTGGTGTTGTCAATCAGCCGCAGCACCTGCATGCCGTTCCTGATGAACGCATGAACCTGGCGGTTCCAGAAGTCAAACCCATCGGGGATCGTGTTGGTAAACGACAGGGTGCTCATCCCGTCGTAGGTGCCGACGTTGCCGCAGTAGAAGGGGCAATCCGGCAGGTCGTAGCCCGTCTGCAGCGTCACGAAATTCCCCGGCGCCCAGGTGCCAGCCCGGCGGTCGTAGGTCTGGCTGAAGCTTCCGACCCGGCACGATCGCTGGAACACATCTCGCACCTGAATGGAGCCGATCCGGCCCTCACTCAGCACCAGGTGATAACTGGCCGTGACGGCGTTAAAGCTGTCGTTGCTGAACCTGGCCTCCGTGGCTGCCGGGCTAATCAGCACGCCGCCGGTCCCGGCCGCTTCATCGCGCCGGCAGAACACGATCGGCACCGGATCGCCGATCACCGCAGCCTGCTGCCGGCTGTCCAGCCGGCTGCTGCCTTCGGCCGCGCCTTCGGCCAGTGGTGCCGGCACCATGCCCGCCTGAATGGCGGCCAGGCCCAGCGGATCGGAAACGGTGAGCGTCATAGCCTGCACCCCTGCCCCATCAGGCGGGTTGTGAGTGTTCGTGGTGGGATCTGGGCGCCCACCGGCGAGAGGGCGGAGCCGAGCTCCCAGGTCATCGCGGTAAGGCCGCCGCCGCAGCGCACCAGCTCGCCGGTGAAGGTGGCAACCTGCAGCTGACCAGCTGGTGGGTTGATGTCACCGCTGTCGGTGTTGAACTGATAGATATTGAGCTCACACAACCTGCTCTGAGCCAGGGCCGCCAGGGCCGCATCAACCACCATCGGCAGGGCCGGCAGGGTGACGGTGACCCCGGCCTCATCGCCGTCGGATCCATCGGTGAGGCCGGTGGCCTCGAAGGGCAGATACTGCCACTGCTGGCTGTCCCAGGTGACGGTCCGCTGCGCGTGATAGTTCTGCCAGCGTGAATAGACCACCCCGGCGGAGTCGTACAGACGGAGATATTGGGACTGCGCGCGGTTGCCCATCAGCGGCGGATCCCCATGGCGGCCCGGCCGGCTGGTGTGCGGATGCGGCCCAGGGTGCTGGCCTCGGTGGCCCGCATGGCCCGCTCAAGGTCAGCCATCGTGACCCACTGCTGCCCCTGCTGCTGGAGCACAGGGCCGGTGGTGATGCTGATGGAGGCGGGCCCCATCACCTGGCTGCCCCTGGCACCGCCGAGGAAGGCCGCCGATGCGCGGGCCATCTTCGACTCGGGAATGATGTACTCGCGCTCCCCGCCTTCGCCCACCACGGCCAGCGTCGGGCGATTGACCACGCCACCTTCGGCGAAGGCGGGCACCTGGACCTGTGGCACAAACGGGATGTCAGGCGTCGGCAGCCGGTTGTAGGCGCCGATCAGAGTGTTGATCAGGCCGATAGCGCCATTGACGGCACCAGCTACCCACTGCAGCACCGAGCGGAACGCATCGCGGACGAAGTCGGCCACCGCTACGAATGGCGCCCGGGCCGCATTGGCCACCCGCGCCAGGGTGTTGGATACGAACGTGCCAACCGCCGCCCAGGTGTCCTGCAGCCATTTGATCATGTTGGAAACAGGTTCCCTGAGGACAGCGTTGTAGAGATCAACCCACTTTTTCACAAAGATGATATAGACCAGCTTCCCTAGTGCCTCCATGGTGGTGTTCCAGATTTTGCCGAGCCAGACCAGGAAATCGCCAATGGGCTTTTTGAACAGCACAATCATGGCCACCACAGCCGCCACGGCCAGCACCGTCCAGCCCACAGGGCCAGAGAAGAAAGCCACCAGGGCCGGAAGCATGGTGCCCGTCAGCCAGGCCAGGAAGCCGGTAAGGACGGCTGTGATACCAGCAATCGCTGGGCCGATCGCACCAAGCCAGCCGGCAATGGTGGCGCCGATGGTCAAGCCACTCAGGGCGGAGCCAAGGGTAATGATTGCGGTGACCGCTGGAGCTAACACCACAAAGGCAGCGATGAGTGCAGCGACCACGCCGATTAGCGCCTGAATCGGCCCCGGCAGAGCCGTGAAACCATGGGCCAGGCCGATGACGACATCAGATAGCAGATTCAGCGCAGGCAGTAAGGCGCTGCCGACACTGGCGCCAACCTGCGCGAGCTTTCCTTGAATTGACACCAGCTTGTCGTTGAAGGCGTCCGATGCTTTTGCAAATGGTGTAGTCATTGTGGCGGTAAGACTCTTCACCGCATCGCTGCCGCCATTGAGCAGCGGGACCAGATTGGCGCCAGCTTTGCCGAAGAGGTCAATGGCAATTCGGCTCTTGTTTGCGCCGTCGGGCATGGCCTTGAATCGATCGGCGACCTCAAGCATCACCTGATCCGATGATTTCAGATTGCCAGCTGCATCCTTTGAGCTGATACCCAGTTCATCCAATGCCGCCACTAATTTTTCATTGCCCTTGCCGGTGCTGGCGGCATTCTTGCCGTACTTGATCATTGCAGCGCCGACTGACTCGATGTCGGTGCCGCTGGCAGCTGCCGCCTGTTTGAAACGGCTCAGCTGCTCCACGCTGACGCCCGTCTTCTGCGCCAGGTCGTTCATATCGTCGGCGGCATCAATGGCGCTCTTCCCGAGGCCGACCAAGCCCGCGCCAGAGACCAGCGGCACCAGGCTCCCCATGGCACCCGATAGCCCACCAACGGCCGACAGCGTGCCCCTGAGGCCGCCGCTGACCTTGCCGGCCGCGCTGGTCAACCCTCCGACGGCTCGGCTCATTGCCGTCACCTGCCCCTCGCCGGTCACATCAGCCTTGATCCTGAGCAGCGCATCCATCACAGCCATGGGATCACCTCCTTTGGTTGGCCTGGCGGTTGATCGTGTCGCGGGCGTGGGCCTCCAGCACCTGGAAGTGCTCCATCAAGCCGGCATCAACGACGACCCCCCAGATCGGCGCCAGCTGCAGCAGCACGCCATAGTCGAGGCCCACCACGCCGCCTGAGGTGGCGCGCCATTGGGTCTGCATCCGCTGGAACAGGTTGACAGCTGGCCAGTGCTCGGCCCACAGGCGGTAGCTGCGCGGCGCCAGGTGGTGCGGCTCCAGTTTCACGCCATAGGCGGCGGCGTCGGCCTCCATCTGCGCCGTTGACCCCCGGGCGGCTCGCATCAGGTGGTCGACGGCGCCCATCAGTTTTTTGCTCGGGCCTTGTCGTGGGCCTCGAAGAAGGTCGACACCAGCACATCAGCGACGGTGGCCACCTCCAACAGCTGGGCCTTGGCCAGCTCGTCGAACTCCACTGCGGAGCCGTCCGGGTTGTTGATGCCGGTCCAGCCGGCCAGGATTTCACCCGCAATCTCGCGGGTGGGGATCGCGTCGATCTCGCGGTCGTGAACCGCGGCTGATTTCATCTGCTGATACTGAAGCTGCACCTCTTCCATCCGGCTCTGGGGCAGCCGGCGGAAGATCGCTTCAAACTGGTGGGTGCGGTGCCGGCCACCATCAGCAACCTCGCGGATGGTGATGGGCCAACTGAAGGTGGGCGACTGCTCAAGGATGAACGACATGGACGGGCGGCGGTGGGTTGGATGTGATCAGGTGAGGGCCAGCGTGAACGGCGTCGTCCCTAGGGGCCGGAAAGGCAAAACGATGTGGGTGATGTCGTCGGCCTCGGTATAGGTGGGCGAGTCGAAAGCACAGGCGCCAGCGTTAAAAGTGGCGATATTCCCGGCGGTCGCTCCGTGGGCCCAGTTGATTGCGCCGGTCGTCTGGTTGCTGGCGATCGTCAGGAAATCCTTCGTCGCATAGCTAGGCAGCTCAATGGTGATCGAGCCCGATGCCTTCGCCTCGGTGACCAGCACTTGCTTACTGCAGCCGGCCAGCTGACGGAAGGTGGTCTCAACGCCCAGCGACAATCTGAACTCCGCCATGCAGGCAGAGAATCCATGCACAGAAACTGTGGCCGTGTTGTCGCTGTTGACCGGCAGGGGTGAGGCCTGCTGGCTATAGGTCTCACTGGGGCGGCTCAGGGCCCCAGGGGCCGAATAGATCCCCATCTGATCGAAGCTGATCGTGGGGAACTCGTTGACCTTCAGGCTGATCTCGCCGGTGCCACGGATGCCGCCGATCGCCTGGCGGCTGCCGTTGTCGGCAAAAAAATCCATGGCATAGCTGCTGATGCTGGAGCTCACCGGGGAGTAGGTAACGCTCGTGCTGGCCACGATCGTTTCCGCCATGGCGCAGGCCTTCAGCACAGCGCCCCATCTGGGGGCCGTGCCAGCGGTGCCGGAGCCTGCCAGCTCCACAGTGGCCTTGATTGGCACGCTGCGCTGCGTGACGACGCTTGGCTTGTTTCCATAGGTGGCCTGGATGATCTCCCGCTCCGCCAGCTCCAGGGCCAGCGGCTCAACGTCCAGCTCTGTGAACAACAGAGCGTCGGTGGATGCCGGGCTGGGGTTGGTGTTGTAGGTGGCCTCGGCCTTGACCAAGGCCAGCCGGTTGCGCCATTGGGCCATGGATCAATCCTCGGGGTTGTCGGTGGTCGCCGGCTCGGGCTCCGGCTCGGCCAGGGCCTCCAGCTCGGCCGGCGCCTCAGCAGCAGGCATCACGGT